GCGCGGCCTGGACAAGTGCCTGGGCCTGCGCAAGAATTTGCTCCATCGTCGTTTGGTTCGCCGCAATCGGGTTGGCGATATAAGCCGCACGCGCCGCCGTGTAGTCTCGAATAACCGTAACCGACGTGGGCCGGATCGCGTCCAAGTCATGCTTGATCTTCGGACTCACAGACCAAAGCAACGCCCGATTGTTCATTTCCAACTTGAAAGCCGTGTCAATGCTTGACTCAGCTAGCGCAAAGGAAGCGTCAAACGCATAAAGCGTGAGGTTCGGAACGGTATTAGTGGAAGGATTGTAAGCCCCACCAACTTCAAGCGACTTTCCAGCGCACCCCGTCCAGAGCATCGCGGCAGAGCCAAGCGCGAGGAAAAGGATCAAGGTTTTGGCGGCAACCGGGATAACGGCAGTGGGAGCCACGGCTCCCGGCGCAGAAGCGGCTGCAACAGGCTGCGCGGCAATAATGGCCGTAGAAGCGGCTTGATTATCGGAATCGTCACCCAGTAATCGCTCAACCTTGGCGGCGATAGTGGCAAGACCTGTGCCGCCGATTGCTGCCGCCACCGTAACGTCAAACGGCCAAAGCTTGAAATGTGCGCCCACGCAATAGGCAACAGTCGCGGCGGCGACGATATAGGTCTTTTTTCCCTGCAACGAAGTGATTAAACTTGATTCGATTGTGTTCATATTTGCTTGCTTTTGTTTATTGTTTGCTTGCTCGGCTTACTCGCAAGACTTCGGATATGTCAGGGAGTAAATTGTTTGTCACAAGGCCGCGTGCCTGGTGGTTGTATTCAGTCATGTCGTTGACATGCCAACTTTTTTCGTAAAGCTTTAGACAGTCAGAATGGTATTCATCCATGCGGGCTAAAATAACCATGCCTTGATAGACAAGCGTGCAGCAAAACACCACAACACTAGCAACCATAGCTAATGGCATCTTTGTTTTGTTTGTAATTGTGGTAGTTTCTTCGCTACTCATATTATTGAGGGATGGCGTATTTTTGAAACCGGATATGGTAGGCAATCAACCCTTCATCGAAGTCGGTTAATTCATAAGCCTCAGAGTGAAGTGTAAAACGCTCTTCGCCGGGGCCGGGAACGATATTCAAGACGCTAGTCATTATCGCAACAAGACGGGCCATAAACCACTCACTAGGATCAATGTCGAGCGCAAGAAAGGCGGCTGTCTTAAACAACGCCGGATTAACCTCGAACCGGGCAATGATTCGATTCTGTGTCCCAACCGCAATATACGGCTCCGCGTTGCTGATACCGTTGGCCGGGGGCCACACGGCGATGTTATAACCTGGGCCGGGTGGAGTTGTGGAAACGTCAAGAGCTTCCTCTTTCTTCGTCTTGACGTTGCCTAAGTCTTCAAAGACTACCGCATCTTCCGTAAATAAAACGTTGGCCAAAATTGCGGCTGCAACGGTGGATTGTAGATCGCCAAGAATCATAATCCAGTAGCCCTTGCGTTGTCGGCCAGCTTGCTTTCAATGGAAGCGTTGAGCCGGGACGTAACGGAGTTGATTGCGCCGATTAAAACTTGCTGCTGCTTGGAGGTGTCCAGCGCAGTGGCCGGGGAAGAGAGTTTTTCATCAAACGACCCAAACCAACGCAATAAGGCGGATTTTCTTTCCACGCCGGAAGTAGCCTGGACAAATTCAGAAAGGCTGAATCCATACCGGCTTTCAATGCCACGGCTAAAACTGGCGGTATCAGCCCCGCGTGGCGGGCGCGGATCGGAGAAGGCGGAAAATCCCCTTGCAGACTCGCGCAAGTTTAATTCGGCTTCTACGGCCAAAGCTTGCAGGTTCATGCGCTTGCCGTCCTTGAGGATCGAACGACCTAGGGCCACAACCTTCTTTCCCCTGCCCCGTTTGCCGCTAAATTGAGATATGAATGTATCGCCGGACGAAACCTGCGTAAGTGCGCCATACTTCGCCTCAACCGAACGTCGCACGCTATCCCGCACTTCAACACCGCTGCCACTGCGCAATAATTCGATGCCAAAAGCGCGAATCGCACCTTTCGCGGCTTTCATCGCAATTAAGCCGTGATAAACGTTCCAGGCGAGTTGACCTGACCAATAGGAAATAACATCATCTTCCGTCCGGCTCGTAAGCTTCGCGTATTGCCGGAGTGAGTCCGCGCAACGATCAAGGTTGAATGTTATTTCCGCAGCAATCATTTTGGAGACGGGGTGCAATAGCACACCCATGTAATATCCGTCGCACCAACAAACCGGATGCGATGGCGGAATCCAGTGGCGTCAATAAATGTGTTACCAACGATAGGTTGGGCCATCTGACCGAACACAATTTCAATTTGAGTCATTCCCATTAAATCGAAGTCGATTTGCCCGTCTCTCGCCGAAACGCCATCTTTTGCTTTCAAGATATTGCGTTGAACGATTCCGATGGGAGACAAGCTGCCGTAAGTCAACGCTTCGCCGCTGATTGCGGCGAGAGCGTTGAAACCGGCCAGCCTGCATGACTGTGAGACGGACATTAGTTCTGCTTGAGGCTGCTGTTACAGATTGAGTAATTGGATTCGACATCAGCATTCGTAGAGTCGTTCCACTGGAAAAACATGAGCCTCCAAGCGTTGTAACCTCGCATATCCAGTTGGTATTCCTGGGTATTCGTCTGGCCCTTTACGAGCGCATTTGTGACGTTGATGTTATTGCCATTGTTAGTCGTATCGAAATACGTTCCACTAACAGAACGGGCAATAGTGTAGATATTGCTCCCGCCAGCCCCGGAAGTCACAAACTCAAGCGGCACATAATTTTGCTTGGCCGCGCCTCCACCCACATACGACGTGTTAGTGATGGAGTTTGTAGTAAGGTTCGTGGTCAACGCGGGCGGCGAACTGGTAGCATTCCACAGCAGGTTAGTGCTAATTGTCGTAGTCACAACCGCCGAGCCAAGGCTAAAGTTGGACGTGTAGATCGAACCAGCATTGGTAACAAGCGGGATCGGGTTAATCTGCTGCACATAAGTAGGGTTGTTGACCGCAGGCGTGGTTTGAGACTGCGCCAAGGCCGACTTTGTGATGCCAATACACAAGGCGGCAATCACACATACTTGGATGAACTTTTTTGCGATTTTGATGATTCTTTTCATTAGGATATTTTGTTAAGTGTTTATACTGTGATTTATTGCGCCGGAGCCGATGCGGTTTTGGCTTGCGCCTCTTTCCATGCCGTAAGCGCGGGAGAGGGTTTTTCAGCATATCCCGCAGGCGGATAGGTCTCAGGCTTATAGCCGGATTTCTGATACTCTTCCAGCGTAGGGCCGTCTAAGCTAAGAGAAGGTTTTTCAGGAACCTGGACGGCAGTAGAGCTGGAAGGATTCAGCCGGGCCTTGCGCTGCGCATCTTCGCGAGACTGGCGAAGTTTGCTTTGCTGTTCGTCAACAACCTTTGATACCGGCTGCGCAGGTTGAATCACAACCGGCTTGGCCCGCTCAGGAAATACCGGCTTGGTGCATTGCACCTGCGCCGAATTAAGCGCAACCGGCGCACCAGAAGGATTCATGAACTTGATAATCTGAGTCCACTTCTTGTCTTCCGTAGCCCGCGCAGCGTCCGCCGCCTTAAGGAGCGCAACACCGTCTTGACCGCAATAGAGACACTCATCAACGCGCTCACCTTTTTTGTGAACGACATTTCCAGTAGCGTCCTTTTCGTCGTCAAGTGCGTATCGCACTCCCACCAACAGTTTAATGTTCATAACAATTGTGTGTTACAAGCTAGGCCGATTAAGGGCCAACGAGACGGACACCGGCATTGTCGGTGATAGTCCCGGCTACGCCGCCCTGGTTGCCCGCGCTCACGCCGAACAGAACGCCACAGCCGACATACACGTCTCCGGTTCCAGCTTCCTGCCACGCGACTCCGGTCATAAACACGCCGCTTTCTTCGTCATGCAACGGGTAGAACTGCATGACTTCCGTGACGCCAAGCTCTTTGGCCGCGTTGGAAAAGTCCATCTGGCGGGTGGCAACAACGAAGGAACGGGAATCACCGGCAACACCAAGCAGATTTCCACCCGCAAACATGGCCGGGTATTCCATGATATAGGAAAATCCAGCAAGACTTTCCCAACGGCGGAAACCGCGATCCCCATTCAAAGCACCATAGAAGAGGTTGCTTCTCACCCGGTCATCGGTTCCAAGCTGGGACGCAAGCGGAGTGTTGATAACGCAGAACCGTCCGCGCCCGGAAGCTTGTTGAGTGTTCAACTGGCTGCGGACATTGTTGTCAAACGTATCCAGATTCCAGTTGGCAAGCGGAGCCTGCACCTGGTTGGAAAAGTTTCCGGGGATCGCCAAGGCAAGGGCCGTATCCGTGATATACTTGCCGAGCGCATAGCCGTAGTTGCGAACCGCACGCTGATAGAGCGGCAACCTGGAAGAAAGTTGAGTCAACCATTTCACATTGACCACAACACACTTGAACTGGTTGAGCGTCACCGGCACATCTTCGATGATGGTTGTAACATCCTGGGAAGCGGCCTTGAAGCCGCCGTTGTTCGGATCGTAGTTACCAACCAAAGGAACGTGGTCAATATGCGCCGTGATTTTATCCCCTAGCACGGCGGTCTTGGATGAAAAATCCGTGCCAAATCCATCCGGGCCGAACACCATAGGCGTTTCCAGCTTGAATGCGTCCATCACGTCCATGAGCAATTCCGGGACAGACAGAGTGACAGCACATAACCGGCCCTTGGGCGCATTCATCACACACGCGCCAACCAACGCAACGGCAATCAAAGGCCAGTTGCCCAACATCAAGGCAAGGACGATGAGCAAAGCCCATGTCACCGCCAACAAAGATTTGAAGTTAAGTTTCATTTTTATTTTCTCAGTTATTTTTGTTTTTGTTTGTTTGGCGGCGATTATTTTTTGACCGTAGCAGAATCGAAAAGTTTTCCGTGGCCGCGAAGCTCACGAAGCTTGCGCGAGATAACAACGGCTTCCGTGGGACTTGCGTCCTTGAGATCGTCGCGGAGAGATTTCATCTGGCTTTCCACGTCGTCACCGTTATTGGCGGGAGGGACGGGAGGCGCACCACGCCGGGCCGGAGCAGCCTGGCCACGAGCTTCTGCGATGTCGTTCAAGTAAGTGTCAAGTTCCACTTCGTCACGGACGCCCATTTCAATGAGCTTGTCCTTGCGTTCCGACTTCACCAGCTTATCGGTGATAGCTTTCTCGACACGCGCAACAATGCGGCTCTTCTGCTGATCCTTGAACGTCTTCAACTCGCCTTCAAGGGTCGTAACGCGGGTGTTGGCCGTGGTCAACAGAGTGGCGTCACTGCGCAGGGTGGTAAGAGATGTTTCGACTTGAGACGCAATCGCTACTTCGTCGGTCATATCCGCCGTAGGAATGAGTTTCAAATTCGCCAACTTTGCGATTAGAGTTTTCATTATTTTGTTTTTCGTTTCTCCGGCGTCTTGCCGAAATTCTTGTTTAAAAAATCCAGAAGCCTTGACCACGCGGGCGGTCTCGAAATAGTTGAAAGCGGGCGATCCTTCGCCAACTTCATCACAAAAACCAAGCTCCTTGCAGGTAGCGGAGTCCATCAAGGTTGTTTCGTCCATCATGTCCGAAACCCGTTTCTTGGATAAACCGGAGCGGGCCGACATCAAATCAACAAGGCTCTTCTTGACAATTTGCAAGGTGGTTGAGGCGGCGGCAGCATCCCGGTAGTCACCCGGCCCCATGTCCATAGCCGGGTTGTGAATCAACATCATTGTGCCGGGCATCATAATGCGTTTCTTGCCCGCTTGAGCCAGGATAGCTCCCATAGAACCGGCGTAACCAATAACACGAGTGTTCGCGCCGCGAGCTATAAGCATATTGTGCATCGCCATTCCGTCATCACACCGACCACCCATAGAGTTGATGTCCAGTGTGATTTTCTTACGACGCGGAATCATGGCAAGAGCCTGCCCAAAAGCGTTGGCCGAAACCCCTGTGCCATTATCAGGGTTGTAGCCCACTTGATCCGAAAAAAGCATGTTCACTTCTTCGTCGTCGTCCTTGTCAAAATCGCCTTTGACTAACTTGAGCCAATCAGGAAGCTTGTTCATACTGGTTTTCCTTTGGGTTGCGGGCCGGATTTTTGCTGACCAGCAGGGGTGTCATCCCCGGTGTCACCTTCCACAGTCTCCATGACTTTGATTTGGAACATTTTCGAGTCGAGGGACATCACTTCAACAAATTCACGAGCATCAACAAAGCCAGCCGCAAGGATCGCTTCCTTCCGCGTTTTAACTTCCTTTATGATTGTTGAGTCAATTACAGAAGCATCCTCGCCGTAGCGTCCGTGATACTCCTCGCGGGACATCAAGCCGTGCGCAACATCTTCGCGGTCTTGCTGCGCCTGCTGGCGATCCACGTTGAGCTTTTGCGGAAATTGCCATCCGATAACATTCCAATCTTCCGGTAAGTCTTGACGCAGGGAACCGTCATAAATTTCGTCGGTAAGAAGGTATTGCAGCATTTCGTCAAGCTCTGCCGCAATGTCCATCTGCCACGGATCAACGACACGCTGCGCAATTTCATTGTCCCGGCGAATATCGGTTCCACCTGTGGCAATCGGCAGAATCACCGAAGGCGGCATAGAGGAGGAAAGGCAGATCGTCATGGATAGGAAGTCCATGAAACCCTGCCAAGCCGAGCCTGGGCGATCCGGCTTGTAGGGGGTGAATTTATCGCCCCGCTTTAAGACGACTGGTTTGCCGCCAAACTGAACACGGTAGTAATCGTCCTTGGTGTTTTCATCCGGGGGAAGATTGAAGACGGTGGGATACTGGTTCCCATAACGAAGATTGCGAAATTGTTCCGCGTCAAGCTGGCCGGATGATGTTTCAATCACATCTTGCTTGGAGCTTGCATCCTTGACTGCCTGTTTCTCAAGACCAAGGATGTCGTCAACATCGGAAGCGGTGTTGATTGCGGCGGCAAGGATTGACTCACCGTGCATCTGGCCAAGTCTTCCGGGGGTGTAATGATGGATAATCGCGTCAGCTGGGTAAGGCTCATCAACACCACGGATATTATATGAAACAACAATACCCTGTGAATTGAGATTCATTCCATCAACCCCGCCTCCGTAGTTATTGCTAAACTCTGCGGTCGTTGGATTGCCTACACCCTTTCCGCGTGTGCCTGCAATGCGGTCAGATTCCAAACCTTGAATGCGCGATTCAAAAGCAATGGTATCGTCCATCGTCTTGACTGAAAAAGCTTCCCCGTCAATAAACCGGGCGCGGCATATAGCACGGGTGTATTGAGAAAATGAAGCACGCGGGCCAAGTGAAATGTTGCGGGATTTGCGCCGCCAAACTTCCTTGGCGCGGGCGTTCCATTTAGGATTGCTGGATTTAAAAACCGGGTAGAATCCACTGCCAACCGTCAACGTAACAAGACGCTCTATCAAACCACGAATGAGACATGAGTTTTTGTAGAGGTAGCGGGCCTTGCGAGAAAGCTCAAGCCGGGTAAAGCGATCCAAGTCCCGCTTGGCGTCTTGGACTGGAAACCAGATGAAGGAACGGTTTGGACTCCAACGCGATCCTTCATACCAGTTATTCTCCAAAGCCTCCAAAGCCGCCGAGCGGCCCGAAGGTGTAAGGATAATTCCGGGTGGATGGGAAATCGCGTTCATTTAGAGAGATACATCCAGTTGTTTGTGTATCCCGTGATAGGGCGCAAATAGGTTTCCATCTGCGCTTCAACCGCTGTATCGGTTGGAGTCCCGCCTAAATCACCAAATGAACGGTCAAAGATTTCAACGAGATAAACCCAGGCGTCAAGCACCTGTTGCGGACTAACCTCTCCACCCTCTCCGCCACCCTTCTGAAAAGAAACATGATGGCCATTACCAGAGACGACACCGACCGCGCCGTTTTGAACCATTGAGAATTGCGCATCGGACTTGGCTTGCAAGGCCGCACGCAGAGGCGGCGGGGTTGGGGTAATAATGGATATTTCACCCCATACGCTACGGAGTGCCGCCAATAGAAAACGCTGGCTTATATCCACAGCCCTACGCTATACCCTACAATAGGTAGTATAGAAGTGGAAGTTGTGGAAGTTGTGGAATTACAAGTGAGAAGCTACAAGGAAGTAATACGCTCCAGGAGTCACAATTACAACAGGACAATTCGTTGATAGCGTGTCAGTAACACACAACCAATTCACCAAGTTAGTTGATTCCATAACTCGGTAGTGTAGGGGCCGAATGTCCCGTGGTGGATTCCAATGAACCCACCACGTATTTGTCTGATAGACAACAGGAACGTTATTTGTTGAAGGTGGCGGGTTTGCGCCACCAGGAAAAGGCGGAAGATTGTTCGTTTGACCCTTGATTGAAACCCCAAATAACACCATTCCTAGTATTAGTAATAACCTATACATAAGTATTAGACAAGTGGGAGCCACGGCTCCCACTTACACAACCCCGGCCTGGCGCAATCCGGCAAGTGCCTTCTCTTGATCGTAGCGGACTAGACGCCGGTTGATGTCACGCCCGCGAGCTTCCTTAAGGTTCCACCTAGATTCATTTTTACGCACCTGTTCAGATGAAACCTTGTCACCACGCATCCGGCTAATCTGATCCGCCAATTCCTTACGAGTAAGCTTCATGTCACTGGCCATTAGCCTTGAATTTAAAACCCTCCACCGGGATAATAGCTTGATCCCGTGACTTCTGCAAAAGCTGATTGCAAAGATCAACCTTCACAACCTCAAGCATGGCAATTACAGATGACGGATGCACTCCGGCTTGCAGGGCCATATTGACGTTTCTGGATATTTCGGATTGTAGTTGATTCGCGTTCATTTTTTATTTTGTTTGTCAAGTTGAAGAAAAATCATACCCGCTTGATCCACCTGCATCGCTATGTAGCACTCATTAACGTATTGATCGTTGCGGTCTTTGTGCTGGTAATAGATAGTCTTGGTTGTGTTATCGGACGGGTTTTTTGTCTCCATACGCTCTTCCGCCTCTTGATGGAGTTTGTAGTCTTCTGAAACGTCTTCCGGTGTTTCATATTCCGTCTCCGTGCGCATCCAATGCAACCGCTCACGAATGCCAACCTTGGAGTAAAGCCAATACATCGGCTCTCGTGGATCGGGCAGGCTTTCAGTTCCGCCCCTGCCATCTGACACCTGCAAATACGGATACAGTGATGGACGGTTCAAATCCCGGTGTAATGGACGCTCTTGCGAGAAGATTCTGCGCATCCCTTGTGGATGGACGTAAATATCTTCCTTGCCGCCTTTGATTGCGTTTATTCCGTTCTTGTAACAGAAATTATAGACGTGTGACGTATCATAACCGGAGTCCGCAACTCCCTGCCATCGGTTGCAGTTATGTTCGTCAAGAATAAGAATAACCTGTTCGTCGGTTTCAAGCCGTCCTTCATAGATAAGCCGGGAGCGCAGCTTGCCGGTTTCCGTGTTAAACTGGACATCCCGTATCAAGGCCCACCAATATGATAACTCTCCTTTGGCTTCTGTTCCGCGCTGGCGATCCAAGGCGAACAACCGGAGTTTTTCACCAGCCAACCCTTCCCGGTTTTTCTTGATACCCTTGGACGTTGTGATGATGTTTAAAAGCGGAACGTCGTTCGGATCGAATGGAATACACTCACGCTCACAAATGTATCTGCGCCACGGCTCAGGATCACCAAGGCTCCGCGCCTTGAGCGCATCATGTTTATCTTTGATGAGTAACATCCAGTCTATGTAGTCAACAATTACACCTTCATAAGTATAACTGCGATGAGATAGCTCCGCGCCGGTATTCGTCGGCTCTCCATATCGCCCGGAGTCTGACAGGGACTTGCGCAAGGTGATGTCTTGGTTATGAACCGTGAAGCCGCAGGGCATTTGAAACCGGATCGTTGGTCGGATTTTGTTGTAGTCATAGTCGAAGTGCCCGCGCCGCGCCCCTTCCGCATCGTAGCGCAACCCACCAAGGTCGGGCCGGGAATCCTCCCACCGTGTCCGCATTCGGTGGAATTGGCCGCAGCCTGGACATTTAACCTCCCAGTGCTGCGCCGTGCCGTCCTTGAACGCTGAGTGTAGCTGATCGTTCTTTTCGCCCGCGTTGCTAATATCGAAGCTCTTGCTGTTCCATACGGCTGTGGTGCGGTTCCTGGCCTTCTTCAAGTGGCCCGGCTCCCAAGCGTGAACCTCTTCGTTGATTTGGAGTCGCACGGAATCAGAATCAAGGTTGCCCTGTTGCCGGAAGAAGACATTCCCAAAATCAATCTCGCCTATGGATACGTCGCAATTGTCCATCAACTGCATAATTGGCGGGGAAGATTCCATAATTCCTTTGATGCGCGATTCCCAACGCTCATCGGCCCGCTTGTCGTTGCTCCAATTGAATTGCAGGAATCCAGCCCAAAACTTTATCCAGTAGAGCATGACCACTTCGCCGCATACACTGCCCGCGCTCTGAACCGGCTTCATTAGAGTTACGATCCGGGTTGGAAGATCAACGCAACGTTGCATCGGCTCTTTGATCCAGGGAGAAATCGAAACCTTGAAATGCTTTGACCGGGCCGACGATGGAAAAATAACATTCTCTTCCGCCCATTCAATAATATCAGGAGGAAGCGCAGGAATCGCATCTTGTGCAACTCTGTTGATGCGGTTTAGTTCGCTCATAAGTGGTAGATTCCCTTATGATCCCCCCCCCAGTAAAACCACGCATATTCTGAGGCGTCCGTTTTTCCATTTGGAAGAAAGCTAGGCCGCTTTGATAAAACAAAAAGCGCAGAAGGTTCATTTTTAACAAACCACTCCCGCCGCTTTAATGAACCAAGAAAGTTTAAAGGCAAAAGCATAAATACCGTGGAAGATAATCGCACAGCATTTTGCGCAAACTCCAACCCTAATGAGAATGGGGGATTTGTAATTATAACTTCGCGGATAGAATCATCCTTTAGAAAGTCATACCCAGCGTTCAAATCATTTCCATAAGCAAAAAATCCATTTCTTCGCAATTCAAAAACAAGTCGTCCGTCACCTTTAGCCGGTTCCCAAATAGTCCTATACTTTGGGATATATGGGAAAAGGGGTGTAAATGCTGTAATCGGAGTAGGATAAAAGTCCCGCTCATTCCGTATTGCGCCTCTATTTGTAGCACTCATTTGTCCTTCGGGCCGGTAACTTCAATCCAGCTTTCAAGCTCCTTGCGCAGGTTTCTCTTAACCTGTTCATTCTGCCGGAGACATTCCCCGTGAATCTCAATCTCCGTCTTGCCTTTAAGGTTGGCCGGGAATTCCTGCGCAAGGCGGTCAAGCTCTCCAAAGAATAATTGGCTCACCAGCTTTCGGACAAATTTCTCAGCAAGCGCAAATTCAAACGTCTGCTTGCGCATCTCTTCAAGCTTGCACTCGCGGATCAATGCCGCCGCCCGCTTGTCGCGTTGTATCCAATTGACATCTTCGTCCGGGTCAATGTCGCGACTAAAAAACCAGCGCAGGAAGGTTGCAAGGTCACACCGGCCATGCCTAACGAACATGCACCCGGACTTCTTTGCCATCGCAAGGATTGACAACGGAATCCCGGTTGCGCTCGCCATCTGCTGCATTGAGCTAAACTCAGGGATTTCCGATTGCTGGCGTTTAGGGCCGGTTTTTGCCATTCTTGATCCTTTCCGCCTCTCGTGTTAAAATTCCATTTGCAGCCGTTGCCCATAAAGAAAGGTCAACAAGTCGTTTGATCTCTGGCGGCGTGGTCTTTTTCAAATGTGCCACTTGACGACGAAGCTTGTTTCGGTCTTTGGTGTTCATTCTAAAATATGGAGCATGTTATTTATTTTCGTATTCGGGCCGGTTCTTCAAAACAAAGATGTCGTTGAAGTCTTTATATGAAATCCATTTCAACATTTCACCAGAAGTTGCGCTAAACATCTGGACGGAGTGATCCGGCCCGGCTCCCATAATCGCATCCATACCCAAGTAGCATCCCAGGTATTGCGGGCCGAAGCGTTGACGTAAGGCACTCTGCGTTGCTTCGCGCCACGCTTACGGGCTGCGACTTCCATTGTCGATAGTGTCATAACTTTTTAGAGAGCTTGTCCCATTTTTTACTTGCGGAATCCAACTTCGCCCTGTGTTTTGATTCGTCTATCTCCATTTCCCCATAGAGATCGGCGTCCAAGTATTGCTCAATTGTCGATGTTATTAGGCGGTCAATCACCGAGACTTCCAGAGCGTCCAACTCCCATGAGTCATCGCCATGCTCTTCAATGTATTTAGCAGCGCGGGTGTCGGTAAGCTTGGCTGGATTCGGCGGCGGGTTGTATTGCTCAATCTGATCCATGTTGAGCG